GCTAATTTTTCGTTAAGTGTTAATAGTGGGACTTACAATCCTTCTCTCTATCTTTCCAAATCTGCTCCTTTTACTAATTCAACCAGTATGACGATTGACCTTAATAATATTACTCACAATCAATCAACAGGTTCTCCTTCTCCTAATGACGACTTTACTATTTCAACAAATAAGAACCTCATTCTAACTGCTGATAATATTGACCTCTCACCTACAAGATTGATAGTGCCTTCACTCGCTTCTACAAATTATATGGATTACAATACAGGTAAAGTATCTATTGTAAATAATAGTGTCGGTGGGACTGCTAATCCTCTACTCGTATTACAAAATAATAATAATACTGCTGGTTCAGTTGCTATTGAAACCTATAAGAATAAGGTAAATGGTTCTCAAAATGATACTATTGCTAATTGGAGTATGTATGCGAAAGATTATACTGGTGCTAAAACCGAGTTCGCAAGGATTAACTCTACAATCACTAATTCGTCTGCCCCTGCTGGTAATGACGGAGCATTAAATATGTGGTGTTCCGTTAATGGAACTATCAGTAATGTTTTCACCTTTAATGGTGCTGATAATGAAAACAATTCGTTTAGACCATTAGACCTTACTGGTAATGCTTTGAAAACAAGTAGCGGAACACTACCTATTAATACAACTGCTTCTACTGGTTCAGGTATAATATCAATAGAACCAAAAGCAAATGCGTATATGAATATAGTATCTTCTACTTCTACTAATAATTATATTAGGGCAACACCTCAATCTGCTACAAACTCAAACCGATTTGCTATGTCTAATACCGATACTGGAAGTGGGTTTATCAATTCAATTGATTTACTTAATAGTCAATATGCTCCTTTAATAGAATTAAAAGCAGATTTTTCAACTGGTGGTGCTATTAATAAATCAATAAATATTACTGCTGACGGAAATACTGCCTATAATAAAATAACTGCTTATGACGGACAAAGCAACAATCCTTTTCAAGTTATAGCGACAAATCCAAGTGGGAATGGTTCAATTGAAATGGTTGTAGATAATACTGCTGGTGAGTTAATCTTTACTGGAACCAATTTGGAAGCGAATATTAGCGGACCGCAAACAAGTCAATTTTTAAAAATTAAATTAAATGGAGTTGATTACAAGATTGCTTTATATACTCCTTAAAAAATATTCGCATATATAAATGTTGAACGAAGAAACAAGTTCAGGTCAAAAGATTTCCGTTTTAGAGGAAATACTTGGAGAAAAGAAAGTTGCGAGAAAATGGTATGAAAAATATTGTTGCCTCTTTTGCTGGTATGTTCCAAAAAATAATATCTTAATTATATAATGGAAAACGATTGGACTACTGATATAGAAAGCGTCCTTGAAAATATACGCATTAATAGTGTTATACTTTCAAAGGAACACAAACGCAGATACTTTGCTCTCAAAGAAAATCTAAAATATTACCGACTTCCAGTAATCGTATTAAGCGGTATAAACTCAATCGTGAGCGTGGGACTTCAACCTTATTTGGAACAAGGTGCTATTAGTATGATTACTTGCTTACTTGCTTTAATCTGCTCTATTATCGGCAGTATTGAACTTTATTTAGCAATCCAAAAGGGTATGGAAAGCGAACTTATATCTCAACGAGATTATTACCTTTTATCAGTTGATATATTTAAGACCTTGTCTTTGGGTAAAGAACACAGACCTATTCCAGCAAAAGAATATTTGGAAAAGTGTTATAATACTTATTGTAAATTAATGGAAAGCAGTAATGCTCTCGCAAAAAGATTAGAAGATAAGTTGTGTCCTTTGCCTATTGGTCTTGTGCCTCCCAGTCCTTCTACGAAATTAATGAGTGAAAGCACCAGCGATATTGAATTAAGTAATGTGTAATTAATTTCTAATATTATATATAATGCCTATAATATTAGACCAAGCACTTTATAATAGGGTGAAAAGAGAAGCAGACAAAGTTTATACGAAACCGAGTGCTTACAAAAGCGGTTGGATTGTCAAACATTATAAAGACGAAGGCGGACGCTATGCCGACGACAACCAAACGAAAAACCTTGCTCGTTGGTTCAAAGAAGATTGGCGTGATATTGGCGGTCAAGATTATCCTGTATATCGTCCTCACAAACGCATTTCCAAAGACACTCCGCTTACTGCCGACGAGATTGACCCAGAACAGGCAAACGAGCAGATTGCGTTAAAGCAGGAAATCAAAGGCGAACATAACCTTCCTCCTTTCAAAGGCAAAGGCGTAGATTTGAATGCTTATTTAATACCAAAAGTTCCTAAATCCAACGAAATATGGAAATGGAGCAATCCAAAAGAAGTCCGCAAACAGGCAGATACATATTTGGGAAAGGATATACCCATTTACATTTCTACCAGTCCAAAGAAAAAGTATATGGTTCAAGACCCTCACGGCAAATGGGTTCATTTCGGGCAATTGTCTTACGAAGATTACACCAAACACCGAGACGATAAGCGTAGGCACAATTATCTTACTCGCACCGCAAATATGAGAGGCAATTGGAAAGACAATAAGTATTCTGCCAATAACCTTTCAAGAAATATATTATGGTGAAAACCCATTTAAAGAAATCGGTAGATATTGTATATTATGGAAGAAGTGTGGAAACCTTGCTATAAGCAATATGAAGTATCCAATTTAGGTAATTGTCGCAGAAGAAACAAAAATGCCAAACGCTATGGTGAATATAAATTGGTTGCTGGTTCTGTTTCTAAAACTTGTAAATATAAATATATTCAAGAAGGAAGAAAGCATAGAATTAATCACCTTATTCATATTTGGGTTGCGGAGCAGTTTTTAGAACCAAAACCTCAACCTGATTTTATGTGCGACCATATCAATAGGAATAAATTAGATAATAGAGCAGAAAATCTCCGCTGGGTTTCTCGTAGTGAAAACTACAAAAATAGCAGTCAGTATAGACACGATATTTTAGAACAAGACCCTATCATTAGACATAGAATTATTGATAAAGAATACAGAGAACGGAAGAAAATAAGTAGTTTAGGCGAAAATAAAATCTCCGCTTAAAGTATAATATGTCCCTTACCGATACAGAGATATTTGATTTAGCAGACCGAATGGAAGTGCCTTTGGTTTTCTGTGGTTTTAAAGACGAACTCAAAAGCAAGAAACTCCAATACAATAAGTCCTATATAATTAATATGGAAGACGAGTTTGACGAGAATGGAGACCGCAATACGGGTTCGCATTATACTTGTTTCCAAGTCAATAAATATCCAAATGGGAAAAAGGAAGGTTTATATTTTGATAGTTTTGGTATGCCTCCTCCCAAAATAGTTGAAGAGTTTGTCGGGGAGAAGTTGCCTTATGCTACAAAGGATATTCAATCGCTTATGAACTCCGCTTGTGGTTGGTATTGTTTAGCATTCCTTCATTTCGTTAATGCGTGGGAAGGCAGGTCAAGAGACCTTTATACAGACGCAGGTGCTTTTACAGATATGTTTGAAGACCTCAATAAGTCTTGCGACCATTTAAAGAATGAGTTTATCCTCAAACACTTTTTCAGGTCTGCTGACCCAGAGAAACGCACTCCTGTTGAACTCAAAGGTATTAGCGTCAAGCAACAACCCAATCCTGAAAGTATTATCAACGAGGACGACGACTTAAAAAAAGGGGTGTAGGTGTGTAGGGTGTAGGTTCAATTTTTTTCATAAGCAAAAAAGGGAAACCTTCTTTTTTTATTTTTTATTATTTTTGTAAAAGATAAAAACATATATCAAATAAACTGCGACCTACACCCTACATACCTACACTACCTATTTTAAGTATTTTTGGGATAATTCCCATATCTTTCGCATTAGATAAAATAATAAGGGACAACAAAAATATAATTTGGGCAAACATAGCATACAATATAATAAAAAATAAAAAAGGGTTGGGTTTCCCCTTTTTATTTTTTTTAATAAATTAATTACAATTACAAAATACAAGTTTTTAGTTTCTATAATAATTAGCAATAACACTTTTAATCTTTTTCAGGAGGTGTAAGTCTGTTCTCGGCAGGGACAAGTTCCAAAGCAGTTTTATAACCTTCTCTGTATGCTTCGCCTAACTCACCTTCCAATTGTTTTTCAGTCAAGACAACAATCTTACCTTCAACCCATTCAGTAATAGTGAATGATTGTTTGTCGGCAAGTTTGTCGTGTTCTCCCATACAAATATCACAAAACTCCCAGTCCTTACCTTCTGTGCTGATAGACCAAGCACCCGCACATTTAACTTTACACTTGTCGCACGGGTAAAAGTTTTTGGCGGTCTTCAAATCCTTCAACACTTTAATAAATCCGTCCAAACTGAATTGGATTTCGTCGCAGTCTCCAATCTCGGCAACAAGGTTAGTAATAGTAGCAATCTTATTAAGGGTGTTCATTCTTGAATATATATCTCGGGTTGTCTTTAATACCTTTTCGTTCTAAAACAAAATTCATTTCAATTTTTTTTTAAATACCTTTTGCCCTAAAATTGGTAGTTGATTTGCGAAAA